CATGCCGGCCAGCGAGGTCAGGCCTGTGCATCCGTCGAGGTTGAGGTCACCCCCCACGTCGCCCATGCCGGACAGCGTGGTCAGGCGGGTGCATCCGCGGAGGTAGAGGTCATCCCCCACGTCGCCCATGCCGGCCAGCGTGGTCAGGCCCGTGCATCCGGTAAGGTAGAGGTCACCCCCCACGTCGCCCATGCCAGCCAGCGTGGTCAGGCGGGTGCATCCGCGGAGGTAGAGGTCACCCCCCACGCTGCCCATGCCGGCCAGCGAGGTCAGGCTCGTGCATTCGGTAAGGTAGAGGTCACCCCCCACGTCGCCCATGCCAGCCAGCGAGGTCAAGCCCGTGCAGCCGGAGAGGTCGAGGCCGCCCCCCACGTCGCCCATGCCGGCCAGCGTGGTCAGGCCCGCGCAGCCGGAGATGTTGAGGGCGCCCCCCACGCTGCCCATGCCAGCCAGCGAGGTCAGGCCCGTGCAGCCGGAGAGGTCGAGGCCGCCCCCCACGTCGCCCATGCCGGCCAGCGTGGTCAGGCCCGTGCATCCGCGGAGATCGAGGTAGCCCCCCACGCTGCCCATGCCAGCCAGCGAGGTCAGGCCCGTGCAGCCGGAGAGGTAGAGGCCACCCCCCACGCTGCCCATGCCGGACAGCGTGGTCAGGCGGGTGCATCCGCGGAGGTAGAGGTCATCCCCCACGTCGCCGAGGCCGGCCAGCGTGGTCAGGCTCGTGCATCTGGTAAGGTAGAGGTCACCCCCCACGTCGCCCATGCCAGCCAGCGAGGTCAAGCCCGTGCAGCCGGAGAGGTCGAGGTTGCCGGTCCGGTCAGACGCGGCGTAGGCCGCAATGCGCCGATGTGCTTCCGTGTCGGTCATGTTATGTCTCCTTTGGCGCAGGCCATGATGTCGGCGAGCGCGTCCTCGTTGCTAGCGTAGAAGTCCGGGATCGGCTTGCCGGGCCTGGACGCGAGGTAGATCAGCGCGCCGGCTCCGGCCGGTCCAACCCGGCGCTCCAGGGCTGCCCCCGCCTCGCCGGCCAAGGCGATCACCCACCCGGCGCGGCAATGCGTCGTCTCGCAGGTGTGCCAGGTGGCCATGTCCAGCGCGCCGCCGTCACCGATGGCGGCAGCGATTGCGGCGTCGATGTGCGGCACTACCGGCACCGCAAACCGCTCACGCTCATCCTCGGCTAGTGAGGTCAGGCCCGTGCAGCCGGAGAGGTCGAGGCCGCCCCCCACGCTGCCCATGCCGGCCAGCGTGGTCAGGCCCGCGCAGCCGGAGATGTAGAGGCCACCCCCCACGCTGCCCATGCCGGACAGCGTGGTCAGGCGGGTGCATCCGCGGAGGTAGAGGTTACCCCCCACGCTGCCCATGCCGGCCAGCGAGGTCAGGCCTGTGCATCCGTCGAGGTTGAGGTCACCCCCCACGTCGCCCATGCCGGACAGCGTGGTCAGGCGGGTGCATCCGCGGAGGTAGAGGTCATCCCCCACGCTGCCCATGCCAGCCAGCGAGGTCAGGCCCGTGCAGCCGGAGAGGTAGAGGCCACCCCCCACGCTGCCCATGCCGGACAGCGTGGTCAGGCGGGTGCATCCGCGGAGGTAGAGGTCACCCCCCACGCTGCCCATGCCGGCCAGCGTGGTCAGGCCCGTGCATCCGCGGAGATCGAGGTAGCCGGTCCGGTCAGACGCGGCGTAGGCCGCAATGCGCCGATGTGCTTCCGTGTCGGTCATGTTATGTCTCCTTTTTTTCGTCCAGCACCAGCGCCGGCCACAACCCCTACATAGGCCGGGGCTTGCGGAAACGCAAGCGGAAAAATGGGGGTCGTAGCAAGATTTTTGTCGTCGGCTCGCCTTAACTGCCCAACCGTCCTCCGCAGCGGCGGGTAGCCCCGGCCAGCACGCCAGCTAAAAACGGCTTTTCAAGCACCGCCAGGCCGTTTTGGGGGTAGCCCTAGGGGGGTAGTAGCGGCCAGCGGTTAGCGCACGCTGGCCGCCCTGCCGTTGTGTCAGAAAAAAGATCGACGAGACAGCAGATTCCCGCTTGCGTTTCCGCAAGTCCGCGACTACCTTTCGATTCAGGCGCAGGGAGCACCCCACGCTGGCGCGCAAAGGTAGACCCGGTCATGCTAAAGCTGCTCTTCATCCTCATCCTCGCGCTGCTGGGTGGAGAGGAGCTTCCGGAAATCAAAACCGAGTTCGTGCGTCAGCACTACCTACCACACTACACTGTCTGAGATAGGAGACTCTAATGCGTAGCTTCGGCGACAAGTTTATTGAAGACGATGGTTTCCCCAAAGAAGCGCCGTTCGCCGATCCGGGTGGCCGGTCAGCGCTGCGGGCCGCATCGTCCCGCAACCCCCGCAACCAGCCCTGCCCGACGTGCAAAGTACAGAATCGGTTGACCCCGGCCGACCGTGCGCGTGGCTATCAGTGTGATGCGTGCGCTGACCGCGCCGAGGGGTGCGGGGGCTACGACGGTTACTGAATGCAAGTGGGGCGGGATCGTAAGATCCCGCCCCACGGTTCAGCGGCCAGAAGCGGTTTGCTGGTTGATCAAAGACGCCGGCCGATCAGCCATGGCGTGCAGCTCAGCCTCGGTGTCGGCGATCATGTGGCACATAACGTAGCGGCGAACGAGCGCACGCATGTCATCAACATAGACTGTCACGTCAGCCCCTTTTGAGTCGCGAAGCCGACCGGCATGGTAAATGTGCCTCGGTCCGGCTTGCCGGGCTGAGGGTCGAATTCCACCAGGCTCTTCGGCAGCCAGACGTTCTCGCGCTCCCCGGCATCAATCAGCCATGCCTTTTGCGTTTCATGGATGACGATGCCGAACACGTCGTGCAGCTCGCGGCGGCTCAATGGAACCACCTGTGGTGGAACAGCCAAAAGGCAAGCTCCACCGCCGCGACGAAGCCTACGCCGTTACCGAAGCCGTCCCAGAAATTCCGGCGGAACAAGCGCCAGTAATTCATGCGGCAGGCTCCTCGATCACGCTGGTCGGCTTGCCCATCAGCGTGATGTTCAGTGCGCCAGACTTGAGCTGCTTGAGAAGGTCCTCAACGAGGCGGTCCGACATCGCGCGCGTGCCGGCCACGAAGATCAGATGAACCTCGCGGTCGTATTGCTCAATACGAACCTCCCTCCCGTAATTCGGGTGAGAAAACGCTTCCCGTTTGTGGTCAGACATCGCCGGGCTCCTCGCGCAGGGCGACCAGCGCCCGTTCCACCTTGAACAGGGCCACAACCCCGAACCCGTTATACGGGAACCCGATTTAGAATGAAGTGCAGCATCCGGGCCTCCGCGTAGCCCGGATAGTCCTTGTCAACTGCAAACCACAGGACGTTCATGTTCTGAAGCATGGCCGTCGCCGATGGCGGCACGCCCACCAGCTCGAGGTGCGCGCGCAGCGAACGCATGACCAGGCGCAGCAGCGTTTCCCGATCTGGCTTGCGCAGCACCACGGCCGACGCCGCCCGGATGAAATTGGCCGCTATCGCGCAAGAATCTTTGAATGCCAGCACGCCCATTGAGTTTGCGCAGTTGTGAATGGGCATCCTCGATGCAAGCACGGAGCACACGGCGTCGAACACCTCATGTTCGAAATCGTCGTAGACGCGTGTTTTCGACTGCGACCGACCGAACTCATAGTTCAGCCGCGCGAACGCCTCACGGCGCTCCGCTTCGCTGGCAGTCTCGATGCTCTCCAACAGGGCGACCATGTCGTCCTCACTTGGCCAGGGTCGGCCTACAGGAGCGATATACGTGTCGCTAAACGGAATGCAACAACTATTTTTATTCAAAGTCAAAAATTCAACAGCCTACGCGCACGCGGGTAGTACACTGCCGCGTGCGCGCACGCCCCCCTTTCTTCCCTTCCCCTATAGGGAAGGTCTTTAGGGGGGATAGGGTGTGGAAAATTATTGCTTTCATAGCAGGTCTGACAACAGCGTGAACGGTGCTTCGACGCGCGAAGCGCGTCGGGTTGTGCAGCACGTCGAATAGACGGTGTGCTACGCTGACGCTCCGCACACTCATCCATTCCGACCGTGCTTCCCAACCTTCACTTTAGCCAGGGATGTTTGAATAAACTAACACTTGCATGCCTGGCAAAAGAAGTGCTACAACCCAAAGTTAAGCTGGAAACCAGCTTAACTCAACGCGCCGCTTCCGGCCGTTGAGTGCGGTAGCCGTGGGCAAAGTATGAGATTTCCGAAGTGGTTTTGCGTTCAATCACACGTCAAGCAAGAATTCCTGGCTGAGCAACAGCTACAGCGCCAGGGCTACACGGTGTTCTTGCCGACGCGTGTGATAGTGAACAAGCGTAAGAAAGAATCCCTGGCAAGCCTGCTGGGCTGCTACCTATTTGTCCAGTTTGATCCACAGTGTGATCGCTGGCGCCCAATCTGTTCGACGTTTGGTGTGCGCAAGTTGTTCTCAACGACACCCGAGCATCCCACACCGATCCCGGATGCTGTAATCAATAGAATGCTTGAACCCGAACAACAGCCACCACCAGCGCGTTACACTGTAGTGCCTGGTCAGACTGTTCGAATCGTCAACGGACCATTTGCATCATTTCAAGGTGTAGTGTCCAGCGTTGATCGTAAGTCCGTGCATGTGTTTATCGATTTGTTTGGCCGAAGTCTAACAAACCTGGAATTGAACTATAACGACGTGGAGTACCTGTAGTGCAGCGACCAGTGATTACAAAGTTGAAGCGGCCGACCTTTGAGGACAAGGTCGCGCAGCGGGAGGCCAACAAGCTAGGCCGCCCCACGGAATACCATTCATACATGGATGTTCAAACCTACAATCTTTGCCTGTTGGGTGCTAAGGATCAGGAGATCGCGAACTTCCATCAGGTGGACATCGTTACGATTTACAAATGGCGTGCAGCACACCAATCTTTTGACAATGCCTTAAAAGATGGTCGTGAAAATGCTGACGCCTACATAGCAAAATCGCTATTCCACCGTGCAAAAGGTTACAGTCACAAAGTGGAAAAGATCTTTTGTACCAAAGGTGGTGAGATCGTTCGCGCTGAATACGTTGAGCACTATGCACCGGACCCGACAAGCTGCATCTTCTGGCTGAAGAACCGTCGTCCCGATCTGTGGCGTGACCGGCACTTGGAAGTAGCGGTCAACACGAACCCCGATCCAAATGACCCGAACGTCGGCGTTGCAGTGAAGATCATTGGCGGCCTGCCCGATTGAGCTCCCTGGGATACAAGCAGCAAGCGAGGAATGACGGACCTGCTGTTATTGTGCTGCCGACGCTTCATGCGTCACAGGTTGAAGCCTACCGGATGTCCAGGAAGCACCGACGTCTGTCCATCAGGTGCGGACGGCGGTGGGGTAAGACTACGCTGCTGGAGTGCATCGCTGGTGACGGTGCCGCAAAGCAGAAACTGATTGGTTACTTCGCGCCGGACTACAAGCGGCTTTCCGAGGTCTTTGAAGACCTGCGACAGATGCTGGGTCCGATACTACGGCGCAGTTCCAAGACCGAAGGTGTGCTGCGCACCGAGCACGGTGGTATTATTGATTTCTGGACGCTTGAGGACGAGGCCGCTGGCCGCTCCCGCAAATACCACACGGTCCTCATCGACGAGGCCGCGTTCGCCAAACCCAACATGACGGCGATTTGGGAGCGCAGCATCGAACCGACGCTCCTGGACTATTGCGGCAACGTCATTGTGGCCAGCAACACCGCCGGAATCGATGACGAGAATTTCTTCTACAAGGTTTGCACGCAGCGCGACTTGGACTTCGCCGAATACCACGCACCAACACACAGCAATCCTCGGATGCCGGTTGAGGAGCTGGCGCGGCTACATCAGGCTAAGCCCCCGCTTGTGTGGCGCCAGGAATATCTTGCCGAGTTTGTCGACTGGCATGGTATCCAGTTTTTTGAGCTGGAGCGCTGTCTGGTCAACGGACTGCCCACGCCGCTACCGATGATTTGCGACGGTGTGTTTGCCGTAGTCGATACCGCTGTCAAAGCAGGCAGTGAGAATGACGGCACAGCCGTCAGCTATTGGGCGACGTCACGCTATATCGGGCAGCGCCTGGTGTGCTTGGACTACGACATCCTTCAAATCGAGGGTTCGCTGCTCGAGCATTGGATACCTAACGTGATTGCGCGCACGCAAGAGTTATCCAAGCTGTGTGGGTCGCGCATGGGCTCGCTGGGCGTGTTCGTGGAGAACGTCAACTCCGGTGCTATCCTTGTGCAGCAGATGCAGCGCAAGCAAGCCCCTGTTCAAGGCATCGACATGAAGCTGACGTCCAAGGGTAAGGACGAGCGGGCGTTGAACGTGTCCGCTTACGTCTACCAGGGGCTTGTCAAGATCAGTGAGCCAGCCTACAACAAAATTGTGCAATACAAGGATACCACGCGGAATCACCTGCTGGCGCAAGTGTTTGGTTTCCGACTAGGTGACAAGGACGCGGCTAAGCGCGCGGACGATTTACTTGATACGTGGTGCTACGCGATCAGCATCGCACTCGGAAATGTGGACGGCTACTGAGCCGTGTATATCCTGTTAGCTGAAAAAACAGGAGGAGTCGACGTGCTGGGACTTCAAAAGGAAAGCAAGAGCATTCAATACTCCCGTCGCGGCGAGCCGTGGTGGGGTGTGCCGTGGGTGTTCGTGTTTCTCGTCCTGTTCGTGTGCTCCAGCCTTGTGCTGGCGCTCATTTTCGCACGGTGGGACTGGCTCATTTTCGCACGGTGGGGCTGATGGAGCGGATGCACCTGATGCCGCCGTGTGTCAACGCACCACCGACCTACCAGCAGCGTTGTCCTCACTGCAACACCATGATGCGAAAAGGCAACCCGTGTGGCTGGCACGCGCGCAAGCCCGGCCCGCATCCGGCGGTCTTCTTTTGGGCGATCGTGTGTATGGTGCTGTGGCTGCTGGTCGCGTGGAGCTTGCAATGAGCAACAATCTTCGTGTTTGCGTCCAGATGCGCCGCGATCAATTCCGCTACTACCAACAGCAGCACCGCTACTACCAACAGCAGCACTTGGCCAAGACACCGCCGGACACAGCAAAGGCGCGCGTCAACGAAGCACTTGCTTTAATCTGCGAAAATGCGTTGGCGCTTGATGCGCAGGAACGGGACAGCGCTCTCCGTGCTGTCCGTATAACGGTGTTACCCGATGCGCGGCTGGCGCACGTCGAGGACAGTGAGCAAATCAAATGAATATCGACGATACACGTATCGCGTTCCGCGACGTCGACGGCACGCGCTACGACATGTCCCGTAGCGCTGTCGGTGTGTCTGATGAATTTACACCCGACGAACACGACCGTCCTGTTTGTCGGGTTTTCTTTAACGGCATTATGAAGTGGGTGCCGATGCCCTACGCGTCCATGCGGGCGCTGCTGCATGGCAACAAGAAGCCCGGCCCACCGGACACCGTGCCGGTCCACGCTATCGGCGATGATCAGTCCGCTATCTAACACAACAAGGCAACAGGAGTTAGAATGTCCGATCCAATGACTGCAACCCCCGGCCCGGTTGTGCGCGAGGGCGACGAAGTTCTCCAGCAGCCGGCCGACAACAGCACGACGGCGGACCCCGCAGCAGTCGCAAACAACTACACCTGGCAGGCCGGCGTGCAACATGCGCTGGATGTGTCGCGTGCGTTCGTGGGTCACAGCGTCCGTGCGCTCATCGCGGAACTCGAGCACCTGGTTGCGCACCCCGAACGCGCCAACCAACCCGCCAGGCCGCGCACGGTGATGATCGACAAGCGTCCAGACACACCCGGCACAGAAGTCGCCCCTGGCCAGGAGGCTAGCACCGGCAGCTACCCCGGCCAGCCGAATCCGGCCAGCCCGGATAAGCCAAACGAACCGCACCCATATGCGGGTTACCAGGACGCGACCGAGGCCGTCAGCGACGTGGACGCGCAGCAACAGCCGGATGCCGTGGTCGGCGCGGTTGGTGAGGATCGTCAGAATACGGACGAGAACGAAGTCGACTACCAGTTCGACAGCGGCCAGCTCGCCGATGCGTCGGAGGTTGCAGGTCAACCCAAGGCACTCGAGCGCCCGCGCATCAAAAAAGCATCCGGTGATGAGAAAGGCGTGGGAATCGGCGGCTAGTCATGCTAGTCCTCGGTAACAATGAGCGTGTGCCGTCGCTGACCAAGGCGGCAAAGACCTTCCTGGAAGGTTTGACTAATGGCTGCTACGCGGACAAATCCGCATCCTTGCTGGTGTTCTACGATAATACCGGCACTGGCACGCGCTGCTACGACATCGGCGAACACACTAACGCCGCGCCTTTAATCAACCTTACCACGTCCACGCTGCTCCACATGGTCCAAAATTTGGAACCGTTGGAACGGCTGGCCGTGGCCAACGCAATCGCCAAGACCTTTGCCGAGATTGTGGTGGACCATCTACAAGCGCAGCAGATGCTTGATCAAATGGTCGAGCAAGGCGTCAAACCAAACTGATGCCGATAGGGCAGCTAATACCGCTGGAGAGGATTGAGCGTATTCTCTCCAGCGCTACTCCCGGGCGCACCGTCACCGACGTTGCGCAGGATTTGGGATTGACCGTCACTCAGGTCCGCTACGTGCTACAGCGCTACAGGCGCAGTTCCGCGTCGCAGGCCACACCGCCATCTAAGCTGACCATAGGCGATCGGAAATGCTTGTGCTGTCAGAAGCCCTTTACGCCAATCTCAAAGGGCAACTTCGTCTGCCGCTCGTGCAAGCAGATGGACGTCTACCAAACCAGCTCCTATTAGCGGC